CCATGCAGCCACTGGGTCATCACCATATCGGCTATCAAAGTAACCGACGTAATGAGTTCTACTAATAGCGTCATAAATGTATTTCTTTGCAATTGAAGCTATTCCTCTAACTGGGAAATCGTCATTCTCGAATTTACCTACGGTCAATACATCGTCATATATTTCTCCGAAGTGAGTATGCCATTTAAGAAGGGAATTTTGAATATCTTTTGTCCAATCAAAGCTCCAACCGCCAGCATAATGTCCTTTCAAAGCACTGCCAAATACTCTCATCAATGGGACAAACATTGATGGATCAAGAGATGATTTTTCAGATTTGAATTTGCCTGAAATTCCACTGAATTTTGGACCACTTTTCATAGGTCCAGCAAATCCCTTTGGAGTTCTGATTGGATTTGACCTTCTACGTATACTGTGTTGAGTATTGATTGGTCCTGCACCACCCATTAAAGTAGCCGGGTTTTGAACTTTCCTCCAAAAGCTCGCCATGTTATTCTCTAATGATTTAATTTTATGGCTTGTTTGATTACGTATTGTTTCGGCGGATTGGATTAATGCTGTTTGCATTCCTTTCCATGAAGTCCTAATTGCACCAATGTTTTTTGTGGTTTGACTTTGCATATTTTTCAGACTAGTACGTGTTGTATTAACAAGTCTACCATAACTTGAAGTAGCATTTGTGTTTATAGATGTGAAACTACCATTAACGCTTGTTGTCATACCTTGCATGTCAGTAGCAACAGTAGTATTCATGTTGTTAAATGCTGTTGAAGTTTGCATATCTGTGTTAGTTGCCATATATGAAACTTGGTCTAAACCACTTTGGAATGCAGACAAGTCATCTACTGAAAGGCCGCCTAAACCTAACTGTGGGTTGAAGTTGGAACTTAAAGCATTCCCCAACTCAACCGCTTTTTGAGGCAACATAGCTATTCCTGCATCAAGACTGTCCTGCATGAAATACATTTCTTGTAATGTAGTACGTGCCATCTTACCAGGAGACTCTTGTCCTAAACCTTTTGATTTGAAACCTCTTGCTAATGCGTCACCTAACTCTGCACCTTTGTTATAGAAGTCATCTTTTTTACCATCAAGATAATCCATAGTATAGCCAACTTCGGCTTCAACAGTTGATTTAAGTTTTGCTTGTGATTTAAATCCTTGATTGAGTTGGTATCCTGCACCTTTACCATATGTTCCGGCATAGGCTTTCATAGAAGTTAATGCCTGTACGAGGGGAGGAACAATTAATGTGGTTAAATTACCCATTCCTGTTTTAATCCCATCACTAATGCTTTTTCCAATATTTGAAGCATTAGATTTAATGTTTGGAACTGCTTGGGCTAATGTAGAATTTAATTGGTTAATTGCATTGCTAACTGCGGTAACCATTCCTGCAAGAGCTTGTGCATTTCCACCAGTTCCACCAGTAGAACCGTCGCCACCAAGTCCTGCAATTTTACTATTAAATGTAGTTAAATCAGTGAGAACCATTTCCATCTCATAGAGTTGAGAACCTATACTTGATTTATAATCCCCGCTTCCGCCACCAGCGCCTGCTACTAATGAAGAGAATGGATTTAATGCGGCTAACATTTGCCAACCGCCACCACCAGTTGTTTGAGCAACATTTGTAGCAACATTGCCCATTGCAATATTGCCCATAACGGTTTTAACTTTTTCAACGGCACTATTGACTTGTTCCACCATGGTGGCTGCGCTTGTTAAAGCAGTTACTTTATCCTCATTCGGTGCGGTTATTTCAATTTGATTAAACCAATCCATAAATTTTTTCAAATCTTCAATAGGTTGTTTTAATTGGTCGAAATAACTGGTTGTAGAATCACCGCCTAATGATCCAGATAATTTATCTGTGTCTTGATTGTAAGAAGTAAAGACAGAGTTTAATTGTTCTCCACCATTCTTAAATTCATCAGGTAAATTTTCAATAGCTGTTTTTGCGGCGGATAATGCGGTATTGATACTGGTTAAACTATCCGCAGCGGTTTTCAATGCAGTTGCTTTATCTGGATTGACTGGGGTAAATTCTATTTGATTGAATGCCTTTGCAAATTCATTCATTTTAGGTAAGAAACCGCCTTCTTCGGTTAATTTAACTAAATCGTCACCTAAATTGTGCCCAGCAATAGCTGCAATAACATCTGCAAGACTACTTGCAAGTAATTCCCATTTAACCAAAGCCATTGCTCGAATAGCTTCTTCAAGATAAGTTAATGCCTCGGCACATCTTTTGATAACGTCGGCACCTTTTTTAACTCCTTCAATATCGGTGAAACTATTGCCTAATTCTCTAATAGCTTCTAATGGCATTCTCAAAGTAACTACTGCTTCTGAAACAAGTAACATTCCCAAAGCAATACCCGCTGCTGCTGCACCAATTGCCGGCAAACCAATTTCAGGTGCAAAGAATGCGGCCGCTGCAAGTGCAATTCCGCCAATAAAGATAGGTACAAATGGAACTAATGCTCTTAATGCTTCGCCCAAAGTATTCATTGCAGTAATTCCGCCTTGAATATCATTTTTACCAATAGCATAATCTTTACCCACTTGTGCTAATGCCCATAATGGTGCTTTTAACATTATTATTGCTTCTGTAACAAATAATAATCCCAAAGCAATTCCAACAGCTGTGGCAGCTATTGTTTTAACATTCATGATTTGGCTGCCCCACATATCCATCACTTTCATTAAAGCGATGATTGGTGCAAGAATAGCTAAAACAACTGGTGCGATTAATTGTAATCCCTCAATACCTGCTCTAATTGATTGTTCTTTTGCTTTGAATGTTTTTCCAGTTTCGGCTAATGCCCACATTGGAGCTTGTAATAGATAAATGGCTTCTGTCATTAAAGCCATTCCTTCTGCAATTAACAAAGCATTATTTACAAAACTTTTAAGCCTATTACCAAGAATATTCTTAATATCTGCGCCAAGAGTTGTTTTACCTGTTTCACCTTTAATTCCACCAGTGGATTTTTCACCGCCCATTTTTTCGGCAGCTTCTTCGGCTTTATCCCCGACATCTTTCCATCTACCACTTAAATCTTTAAGTTTTCCTCCAAGTGTTTTAATGATGTCTATTGTGGATTTTGTTCCACCTAAAACATGGTAAATTTTAGTTCCTAAACCAAACAGTGCGGTACCAGTTAATGCAATTCCGCCTATGATTTGTCCTTCTTTGGTGGAGAAGAAGTCCAATAATGTATTTCCCAATCCTTGTAAAGCGTCTTTAATTGCATAAATCGTTGGTTTTAAATCTTCCCATGTATCTTTAACACTGTTCCAGAAATTAATAAAGTGTTCATTATTCCATAGATCAATCCATTGCAATTGCAATTCACCCAACAGTGCATAAGCACCAGCAGTCATATCTCCTTGATTGAATTTTTTCCAATTTTCAGCAACTTCTTCGGCTTTCATGGAATATTCATCAATATATTTTAATTTCTGCTCCTCGGAGAGATTTGCTTCATTCATTAATTTAATATGTTCATTGATGTGTTGATTTGACTTGTACAATCTGTCATTATAAATGTTCATTGAGTCTATCCAGTTTTTCTCACCTGCTTCGACTCTTCTTGTCCAACCGGACGCCATTTCAGAAGCTTTTGACCTATCAATTCCTGCTAATTCATAAGACCTTGCCATTTGCATTTTGTGCCTATTAGCAATGTTCTTTTCAGTTTCTTTATTCTGTTTTTTATAAGCTTGCGCTAATTTATTAGCAGCTTTGATGTCTTTTTCATTTGCTTTTGCAACTTCAAGGTTATTAGCAGCTTTTTTATATTCCACTGTTCCTTTTGTCAATTTGGATAATGCTGTTTCATAATCATTTACGGTATCTGTGGCTTCTTTAACCATTGATTTCCCATTATCCATTACTTCATTTAATCCTTCTATGTTTTTACGGACAGTATCTGCCCATGTAGCCATAGAGGAATACCAAGCTATTGCAGCTATTCCAATTACTCCAAGCATTGCAGTACGTAAGACTCTCCAAGATGTAGCAACTTTTCTAATTGCAGTTGATGTTTTTAAAGATTGAGCATCTTGCAATTTCATGTTGTTAGTTAAATATGCTAATTTTTGAGCGAAGCCCATAGATGAAATCTTTGCAATGTTTGTAGCACCAGTATGGTTCATCAATACTCCCCTTGAATGTACAAGAGCAGTCATGTATCCTTTTTCTGCAAGTACGGACTGTTTTACTCCGAGTAATCTACCCATAATTGCTTTTGTAGTTCTAACATTAGCTAATTCACTTGCTTTTGTACCAGTTATTGTAGCAGCTAATGCTTTTCTGAACCCATATTGTGCAACTTCGGCTTTATTTAAATTAAATATTGCAGTACCTAATGATTTAGTCCAACCAATAGTAGCTATATCTGCTAATCCCATTCCTTTGGTAACCATAGGTAAACCAGTACCAATGAGTCCTGCCAACCCAGCAGCTAATCCTGCAAATACGGTATTTTTACCGAAACTTCCAAGACCATCAAATGCCTTTTTAAGCCCATCTAATCCATCTGCAAGAGTATTGAATGCCCCTACAATTAAAGGAGATATTGATTGTAATAAATCGGCTCCGAACTCTTCAAACCGTGATTTAGTGATTTGTATTACGTCATTCAAAGATGTTGCTTTCGCAGCAAATACGTCCCAGTGCCTATCTTTTGCAGCCTTTTCTAACGCTTTAAGCAATCCGTCAATGTTGGTTTTATCTTCGTCCCAACCGTATGCGATTAACTCTTCTTTACCTACACCAGTTTCACGTGAGAGTCTTTGGAACTCTCCTTGCAGAATATCTTTTACTGCTAATGCTGCTTCTTCTGATGTTCTGCCAGCCCTTACATATTCAGATTGTATCATTGAAACAATAGGCATAGCTTTTTCCATCTGTTTAGAAGTCAATTCAAATTCCAAACCAATAGAGCTTACTGTTTCACCGAGAGCATACTTATTAATCTTTTTAAATCTATCAACCGTATTATCCAATGCCCTATTGAATGTTTCAATACCGCTGGCCCCTACTTTGGAATTTTGTTTTAATTGAGCTTCCATCTCATTTTTAGCAGCAAAAGTGGTTTTAATTCCTTCTGCTATTTCAGTAGCGAAGCCCCATAAAGCCATTCCCCCCATTGCGGTGAAAATCATTTTAAGGGAGAGTAATGCACCCCTAATTTGGTACAATGTGTTTGAGAGTATTCTACCACTATGGGCTGCATTAACCATCGAGGTTCCAGTTTTTCTAATGCCTTGTTCAACTTTTCCTGTTTGAGTAGTTTGTTCAGCTAACTTCTGATTTATTTCGGACATGTTAGCTTTATAAGTATTCAAATTAGTAGTATGGTATTTCTGGAATAATTTGTACTGCGCAGTAGCTAATCTTTGTGTCCTTTGAGCCTGTTGTTCTAATGCTTTTGTAACCGCATTGATGTTGGCTTTATATGTGTTGAGATTTATTGTGCCGCTACGGATTTGGTTCCAATATTTTGTAGAAGCTGCACCAACCTTTGCATAATATTGATCCAGTTTCTGTGCTTTGATAGAAGCTTCCAATTGTTTTTGTTTTTGAAGAGCTTGATTGATTTTAGACAGTGAAGAGATATAACTGCTATATCCAAATTTGCTGCCTCCGCTCCAATTACTTGTCCCTTGTACTGTTATTTTGTGCATTGCAGAAGCTAATTTTGTTGCATTTTGTGCTGCTTTCGACCAGTAATTTGATGAGTCCAATAATGTAAAATTAAATGTTTTCAATACATTACTTACTCTTCCAACCTCAGTAGCAACAGTTACCAATTCTCCATCAACTTCTTTCAAACTAAATTTGTAAATAGTTGATGCTTGTTTTATTTTTTCCTGTGAGTCAGCAAATGATTCTCCCATTGAACGAATGAGTTGTCCATTTTTATAAATATTGCTTGATAATTTAGTAAAATTGACATTGTTTATTTTCCCAAATTCTCTTTGAACCTTTGAAAGAGTATTTATATAATTATTATATCCTCCCTCACTGGCAAGAAGTTGCGCCATACGTGCTTTTTCGGCAATAATTGCATTCCTTGTCCCACTAACCATTGATTCCATAGCATTTCGCATATTGGATTGTCTTGTTTGCCAATATAACTTTTCTTTTTGAGCAGATTCTCTTTGCATTCTCTCGTATTCTAGATATGCTTTTTTATATCCGTTCAAAACTACCTGTGATTCAAGTTCTGGATTTACTTTAATATACGGTCCTGAAAAATCTGCGGCAGATGGTTTTTTATAAGTATTCCTTTTTCCTATTCTTTCAGTTACTAAATCATATTCTTTTGCAGCTTTTGTAGTATTATTGTATGCTTTTGTTTCCAAATTCAGTTGTTCTGTTTCTTTTTTAATATCATTAGTATTTTGATTGTGTCCGTCTCGAAGAGATTTTAATTGTTTTTTATAGTCTGCAATCCTTTCAGTCAAATCTTTGATTGTGTTTTTTTGACTTTCTAATGCTTCTTGATACTCTTTAATCTGTTTAGAAACATCAGCCAAACCATTTTTCTGCAAAGTTACCTTCAAATCATCTATTTTAGTTTTTAATCCTTCGATTTTCTTATCAAAGTCTGTGGTATCTAATTCAATCTTTGCAGTAACTGAACCTGCGACATAACTAGGCACTTAAAATCTCTCCTTTTATAAAAATTATTTAAAAAAAAATATAGGTACTACCTCCAAGAGATGGAGGAAGCCCTAAATAAAGTCGTATCTATTCTCTTAAAGGTAGATACCTAAATAAGTAGTGAGTGGATTTGCACCACCATTACACTGGAAGTTACTTCGGCATAAAGAAGTAACCACTACCTTCTTTCAGAATGTTTTCGACAAAGTTGATTGTCATTTCAAACATTTTGTCTCTGGAAGCTAAAACTCCTCTTTCAATAGCGAATGGGTGTTTAGCTCCTTCTGGTTTTGCGATGTGGTCGCTTTGTGTTTCTTGATAGTAAGCATAGTCTCTTGCTAATCTTCCCCATTCATTAGCAAATTCCCACCATACTTTTGGCTTATCGTAGTTTTCATGCAATCTCATACCTGTATATATCATGATTATTTGATTGATGCCTTCGGAAAAGTCTACTTGCCAAAATTCATCTTCTTGTCCGCTTATATAGAGATTGGGGTTGAATTTGGTGGACATTAATGGGGCGATGAAACCATCTGATGGGTCCTCTTCGTCCCCTACCAATTCCCTTGCCATGAGTCGGAGTTGTTTATCCAAATTCTCGTTCATGTTACGTTGAATAGTTTCAAAATATTCTTTTAAACTTTCAGCAACAGTTATTTTAGCTTTCATTTGGGAACATCTCCTCATAGACGTCTTTAACCTCATCACTATTCTGTGACTCTGGTTTGTCTTTATTCAACTCTTTTTCTTCCTTATCAATCAAATCCAATTCAAGACAGTATAATCTA